AATGAGATTAGGCGTCGTGCGTCCAAATGTGATGTTAAGAAGACAACGATTGAAATTGTCTCGTGAAGTTGTCCACAATTTGAAAGAGATAAGTAAGGTATCTTCTATCAAGCGATGGGAATATGCAGGTGGTATCGAATATACTAATTTTAATTTTAGTACACCAACACGGGTTACATCAAAAAAACGAAACACTGTCGAATCTCCTGAAATTGAACGAGTGTGGTATTCTGAAATATCATATCATACACACCCAGGGATTGGGTATCATGAATGGACTATATGTGAAAATACACCGATATTTACCACCCTCCCCAGTAATTCAGATTTTAATGCGTATATCAAGGGTTTTCCCAATATGCAAGTCAATATTATTTGTGATTCACACGGATATTACATTATTGACATCTTAAAATCAGTCTATAATAGAGCAACACCATTACCCGAAGCTGTTCATGAATATATGAGAAAGTTACGTAGTAGACCATTCATGCGCATAGGTGCATTTTCAGAGGAAGGTAATGAATATTTCTACACAACTCTACAAAACTGGAAAAGATATATGAATGAAGACGTCAACCCTGAAATGGTAGATCTATTCGGGATATCGATTCAGTATTATGGGTACGACGATGAACCACCAAATGTCACCATCTATCGGGATATAGACGTAGCATAGAATCCTCCAACTCATCCACCTCATACCAAGCCCAATGACATTCCGATGAATCCTTATCCAGTTTACACAGTTCCTGTGCTTCTTTTATCGCTTCTGTGAAACGTAAACGAAGTCTCAGATTTTCCTTGATTGGGCGCACCTCCACAATACTCGGTCGTTGGTACATACTCTCGAGAACATTCCGTCGAGTTTTTGCCACCTTTATCTTGTAGAGACTGTTTTCAGAAAAAGTTGCGGAGCATTTCATACTTTGATATGGTATTCAAGTTTTAAGTGGGTGTACTATTACACCTTAAAACGAAAAATAAAATGAAAATAACCACGAATACGTTTATCAAACTTTGTGGTCCCCCCTCGAAAAAATATTCAAGTAGTAAATTTGGGTTTTTCCATATATAAGAATCATCTCGTCTTAAAAAGGTCTCGGTGATGGACATGTTAATTCCGTGTCCGTGTGTAGCATGCCAGCACCACGGTGGGATAGTGAGACTATCACCCGGATATAATATCGTTTTATAAATTTTCATTTTGCTGTGATCCATTTCAAAAAAATCGCCTACAGCAAAATTGGAACTACTGAATTTAAAGAATGAATTTTTACGAATGTTTGGATTGTCATAATTACCGAAGATGTAAACTGTTTTACTCCCAAATAATTGATTTAGTATAAAATCATTATTGACATGTAAATGTAAACCAGTTTTATGATTTTTACCTAAATATAATAACAATTCATCAATTACCTTCTGTTCTGTTTTTGGGTTATGTAAGGATTTCAACAATTTTTCTGAAACATCCTGTTCGAATAAATCAACTTCTGCGCAATATAATAATGGTGACTTATTTGTTTTCCAGTGTTTAAACAGTTTTTCCATCGTATATTCTTTTACACTCGCGGAACAGGTGTGTGTATTTTCTGTTTTGTACACTTCTATGGGTAACCGGACATCATCAAACATGGAAATGATTTTTTCCATGGTCATCTTTTTCGCTTCTGGCTCGTACAATCCTCGTATAACAACTGGTTTTTCAAAATCCCTTCTGAACAACCGTTTTTCATCCATCGTCATTTTTTCATATGTGTAAGTTGGTAATTCCAAATATGATGACATGTATATTAAAGTTTTGTAATATAAATATATTTAAGGATGTTATGCATCGCTTGTGGACCTGATAATTATCCCTGTAAAAAATATGTCATAGACGATACTCGATTGTGTGCGGATCATAAACATGTCGTGAATGAAGAGTGTGGGGCTTGTGACAAACCAATGTACTATAGAACCAAGTTATCGTGTGACCACGCGTTTTGTGATGATTGTATTTTAAAACAATTCAATGACGGTGGCGTTTCTTGTTTCACGTGTTCTAAATTTACGTATCTCGATCTATTCACGGTGTGTGAGATGACTGATAAGATAATTGATTCTCGCATACAATTTGAGGATGAACAAGATGAGAATAAAAAGGTAGCATATGCACTACAACTTTTTGAATTTGTCACAAAGTATTATAAATGTTTGATGATTCCGGATGTAAAATATAAAAAACTTTGGAATATAATTTACAAAAAGAATATAGAATTTTCTGAAGATGATGAACGCTTCGAAAAATTTACATACGAACTTTATTTTATTAAAAAATTAGCTTCAAGGATATCTCCACCAACCAAAAAACCCAAAAAGAGTAATCGTCGCCGTAGATCAATGAGACGGAAGTCCGTTTGGATACGGGTATTTCCTTACCCATAAATTACAAATCCATTTATCCCCCGACTTTACAGGTTTACCACCATGTAAAGCTTTGGATGTAATGAGATTGTAGTTATCTAACGTATCAAAAAATAACGCATCACCAGCCTTGAGTGTATACGATTTTTTTATGTTTGGGAATACAGTTTCACCACCACTGTATCCATCATTCAATGCGAGTATGAATGTATACATTCGCATGTTCTCCTCATTCGCGAACGAATCTTGGTGGGGTTTGTAATATCCACCAGCTTTGTATCTAACAACCTGGAGTTTCTCGTAGTTGTCTATAGGTCTGTCTGTGTATTTCAGACATTTTCTCACCACGGTATCTATAATTGTATCTTCTCTACCCAACCATGCTGTATCACTCTTGCGAAAACTTGTGTCTATCGTCTTGTCTGCTGAGATGGTTGATGGTTCCAGTTTCCCCGAAGCTTTTTGTATGATATGTCTTCGTTCCTCTTCGGTTAGAAAATTCTCAATCAACGTTGGTTCTGGATATCTCGGTAACATATACATAATTACAAGAGCCAATATGAGTATAACCAAACTATCATTCATCATAGTATTTAGAAATATAAATTTTTTGGTAATACACAATTATATCTTTTTCGTATTGTTTCAAAAATTTCATTCCCATACGTCAACAATTTTGATAACAAGTCTACGATTTCCAGTTGTCGTGATGGTTCGAGTACAAATTGACGGAGGAGATCTCCACCTGTGTGTGTAAGCATTTCAAATATATGTGACATATCCCTCATCTTATCCTTAAATTTCTCCTGTCTCTGTAAAAATGTTTTAAACGTCTTTTCGTCGAGTTGATTGAGCATATACGCGACACGGGTATGTAAGTTATGAATGGGTTCCAAGTCAATGTACGCATTCTCCCTATCCGCATAAAAGATATAGGTTGATAGATTAAGTAATTCGTCGGATGCCTCGGCTTGACGCAGTTCCCTGTATGTGGGAATACCACCACACGGAATATCTCCATGTTCCCTACTCGCACCCCCTTTCCTCTTAAATTCGATAAAATGTGGATTGTGTATACGCCCAGTCGCGATTTCACCAGATCTCCAATCGAACGCTGTGTGACAGTTGATACACCACATTTGTGAACACCCACTGGATTTGTATATGACCGTTCCACATTTGGGACACGACTTGCTATCTCGATTTAACAATTTCATCGTCTTTACAACTCGTGGGTCACATGCGTGGTCATCTCCGATAGGTTCTAAACAATCTTTACAAAAGTTATTACGACACAAACCACAAAAATACTCTTCGTTTAGGAATCCTTTACATTCCTCAATTGGACACTTACGCGTAAATTTTATTTGACCATTCACATTTAATTCACCAAGATTCCTCAATTCTTCGACTTTAACATATACTGCTTCCAACTCGCGATGTAATGCTATTATTCCTGGGTATTGTGTGAGTACATCTTCTGTAATCGGATAGGACATCCTATGTGTCTGGTAAATATCGATTAAAGTCTGACGAAGTTCCGTGGCTTCATGTCTAAGTCTTCTTATCTCGAGTATCCTCTCAACTTCAACTTGTGTCTGAGGCATGAGCGCCCTTTCCCGTTCGAACAGTATATTTTCACGGTGTCGTCTAAGTTCAGTATTTCTAAAATACTTCGTACAAAATGAATCGATGTATTCACGATTCCATAACGTTTTACACCCCATACAATGGGGGTCTTCAAACGTTGAGAGAAGATACTTTTGTGAACATGATCGACAACTTACTAAATCACAAAAGGGGCATTCGACTTTTTTGTGGTGTATCTTATTTATCTTTTCACAACACACGTCGCATGTATTCATTAGCTTAAAGGTACTTTATATCTTTAAATTATAATTACTGAAAGGTTACAAAGTCGCTAATCATTTCGTGTACATTGTCTCTCTCATAGACTGTCTGTGAAAAAAAGAGAGTCATCTCCGCTAATCCATATGACAAGTACGTACCTTTGTACTTCTCATAAATATTCACGAGTTCATCCAAATTTGTATCACACCACCCCTCTACATCCTCGTTCGACATGTCTCTATGAAGACCAGTACTAATAAAATCGGCAACCTCGTCGCTGAGAGGCATGTCGGTAATCACGGTGCAGTCGTCGTCAATGTGAATCATTTTTAGATGCATTTTTAGATATTTTCGAGTTTACTTACGCTTTATTTGTTGCTTTTTTTGTGTAGCTTTGACACCTTGTCCGGTAGATTTGGCAACTTGCCTATTTTTCTTCCGTAATTCAGCCTTCGCCGCACGCCTCGCCTCAGAAACCGCACCAGCCCTTTTGATTCGCTCTATGTTGGTCATCACGGGCTCGACCTTCACGGGCTCGACCTTCACGGGCTCGACCTTCACGGGCTCGACCTTCACAGGCTCGACCTTCGTGGGTGGCTTCTTCTTCGCAGCTTTACGAGCCATGAGTTCTGCTCGCCTCGCATTCGCTTTAACTGAAGCCTGGGCGGATATACCCGTTTGAATGAACTTCTGATTTCTGGGTGGAACCTTTTTCAAGGATTCATTTCTACGAACAGCTCCTTCGATTCTCCCACGAAGTTTTGCGACGTTTGTTCGATTTTCCATGCGGTTTATATTTCTACTGAAGTTTGTACTTGTGTTCTTGTTCAATTCTCGGAGTTCAACCTTTTTAGCATTTATAAAATTCTCACGGGAGCCATATTTCATCTTCTTGGATTCATTCGAATTTGCATTCGCGTTTGAGTTGTAGTTAGATACTACAGATTTTGTGTTATTGTTATTGTTATTGGTCTTATTTTTCACCTGAATTTCTACGAGTTTGCGTCGTGCATCCACATTGTTCTCGAATTTAACTACTTTTCTACGATGGTCCATCTTCTCAACTTTCGTGAGACCCAACTTCGTATACCTATTTTCGATATTCTTGCGGAGTTCCGTCTTTTGGTTCATTTTTTGTTCAATGTTCTTCAATTCCTCGATCGTATCAGCTTCTCTCAATTTTTTCGCCCACTGACCTATCCTACCCTTGTCCAAGCCACGTCTCTCACTGAAAACACCATTGTTATCTGGTCTAAGATTCAATTCCTTCGTAACTTTATTCTTGATCCTATTCCTCTCCGAGTTAAGTTTCGTGACCATGTTACGAACCTCATCATCTTGGCGCTCAACTTCTTCGGGAATGTCATTTACACTCTTCCTAATGTTATTGGTAGTGTTGGGTGTGACTGTAATTTCATTATTGAGTTTAAATGTGTTGTTGGACGCGTTCTCAAACAGGGGGTTGTTCACCATCTTTACATTGTTGTTGGACGCGTTCTCAAACAAGGGGTTGTTCACCATCTTTACATTGTTGTTGGGCTTCCCAACTTTCCTAATAGTATTGGGGACACGAACGTTGATAGTTGTTTTGAGATCCTTCGTGAGTTGATTGAAAATCTTATTCGCTACGAAATCAATTTCTTTCTTGTTGTTCGAAACATTTTTGGGTCGCGCAACAAATTTATTATTAGTCATGGGGGCACTGACGTTGATAGTTGTTTTGAGATCCTTTGTGAGTTGACTGAAAATCTTATTCGCTACGAAATCAATTTCTTTCTTGTTGTTCACACCATTGATTTTAGATTTAACATCTATCTTACGAACGTAACCTGCACGTTTATTTATAGATGGGGCGATGTCTTTCTTTATCAACTGATTCATGATATCGTTAGCCACACTGGTACGAACGTTCGCAACGTTCACTCGGTTCGCAACGTTCACTCGGTTCGCAACGTTCACTCGGTTCGCAACGTTCACCCGGTTCGCAACGTTCACCCGGTTCACTCTGTTAATAGAATTCGTGACATCCTTTTTCAACAGCTGATCAAGTATATCATCAGAGACACTTTTCAAAATAGCA